TTACTATTAGAAATGGCACCTGCTGGTTAATTTACTAATTTACAATTATGCAATACGATTTACCAAGAACACTAGAAATTTTAAAACCAGGAGCACAATGGGTTATTCAAGCTGCTAGTGCTGATGATGTTACCTATGCCAGTCTTGATTGGAAAGATGAAAGTCAAACCAAACCTACAGAAACAGAGTTAAACAATAAACTATCTGAACTTAATAATGCAGAACCACTCAGATTATTGAGAGTTGAGAGAGATAAAAGATTGACTGAATCTGATTGGGTAACTGCTAAACAAATAGATACGGGAGTAGCAGTATCTGATGCTTGGAAAACATATCGACAAGCACTTCGTGACTTACCAGCAAGTGCATCACCAAAGTTAGATTCTTTCTATGAATTAGATTTAACTTCTGTTACTTGGCCAACGAAACCATCATAAGTTAGAAACTTCCTAAATATAATTACCTACATCAGAACTTGCGTGATATTAGCAAGGAGATTATAGGGGAAGAGTTTTTACACCAAGATGGACGATATCCAAAAAGAACTTAAAGATGTGCAAAAGAAGATAGAAGATATTGAAAAAAAGCAAGAAATGTTAAAACGGATACAGGATTTGGAGCGCTTACGTGAGGAAAAGCAAGCAAAACGACCTACTGGACATTCTTATGAAAAGTGATATAATAGATAATAAAAACAAATCCACCATGATAAGGCAACTAATTACAGAGTTTCCTTTGTCTGATGTTCCTAAAGAAAGGACTGTCACAGAGGAGAAGATACGGAAGTACACCTATACCAAAGAGGAAGTGGATGTGCTTATTTCTAATGCTGTAAAGGAGGCAGTTGAAGAAGCAGTAAAGATTGATGAGGCATCAATGGCAAAGCATAATCGTGATGCAACTGTCATTAGTATGATACTTGGATTTACTACTCTTGCACTATTTGTAGATGGTTTACTTAGAATGTTGGGTATTATTCCACCATTCATGGAGATTGATATTAATATTTTAGATAAGATAGAAACTGATATTATTGATAAGATAAAACAAGTTCCTATTCAAAAATTATTCCAACGATAATGAACGACATTTCGGTTTTTATATATGTTATGGGTTTTGCCGCTGTATTTGGTATGACCTGTGTTTATATGTTTATGATGATGAGATCAACATTAAACTCTTTTGATAAGACACCAGTTAATTCTTATAGTGATGCAATGAGAGCATATAAAATGCCAGCACCACATCCAGAAATGGAGGGAATACAGTATGGAGAAGAGTTACTCGTTTTTAATCCAGAAGAAGATGATGACGATGAAGATGATGGTGATATTGTAGTCAGAGCTTGACAGAGGAAGGAGAACCTCTTATAATGCAGAGGTAAACCGATATAGAGTAATGACACTCACCTCTAAATTTAAGAAAGATATAAGCACTCTCCGTGCAGCTGCAAACAAAGAAATTTTCTTGGATGTTAAATATCCAAAGTTATTTAAGAAAGTAAAAAGATATTACGAAGGGTTACAATATATTGATTTAAAGGGTGAAGACCCTGACGCAGACTATAATGCTGTGATAGAATGTATTATAGAGGACTTAAACCAATGATTGAAGTATTATGCCAGAATGACCCATACAGGTATGTGAAGATGCCTGATCTACTTGAGAATGGTCAACCAGACTATCGTATTCAAAAGTGGAACAATCACAATGGATACAAGGATATGTACCTCTGCGACAACTTTATGCAGTTCAAAACTGCCATCGAGGACTTTGAGTACACAAAGTGGTTAGACCCTGCAGGAGTGCCTTGCTACGTTTGTGATAAATAAATCAGAACATTATAGTATAGTAAAATGTCACATTTTGGAGATTTATTATCTGGAAAGACTCTAAAAACTGAGGTTCCAAAAACATCTACTCCTGTAGTAGAGGAAGCACCTAGACCAGAAGAGGAAATTGCAGATGCATTTTCTGATGAGAAAGACTTTTCTGATATGTCAAAAGAAGAACTTGAAATTTATGGACGCACCATTGGGATTGAGTTGGATCGTAGACATAACAAATCAAAATTAATTAAAGAACTAGAGGATCACATTCAGTATATTGAGAGTGTATAACACTTAAAACAAAATAATGAGAAAGTTTGAATTTAGACCGTGGGGATGGTTTATTACTCTTGATGAGGGTAAGAACTATAAGGTGAAAAAGATTTATCTAAAACCAAATACTAAACTGTCATTACAGTATCATCATCATCGTGATGAACATTGGACAGTGGTGGAGGGTTCTGGTAAGGCAATTGTAAATAAAAACGTTTTTATTATGAATGATGGTGATGACATGTTTATTGCGAAGAAAGCAATCCATCGTATGGAAGCAAGTCCTGATGGTGTGACATTCATCGAGGTGCAGAGAGGAGAGTGTGATGAAGAAGATATTGTAAGACTACAAGATGATTATGGGAGAGTTGACAAACAACCCTAAATTTCTTATACTAAATATATTGATCGACTATTCATATAGGATATGAGAGAGTACAAAAAAACCGCACTTGTTCTTGGTGCAGGTGGATTTATTGGCAGTCATATGGTTAAAAGACTGCGTAAAGAAGGATATTGGGTAAGAGGTGTAGATCTAAAATACCCTGAGTTTTCTAGGACAGAAGCAAATGAATTTGTTTGTGGAGATCTTAGAGATGTTGAAATTGTCCGTAGAGTAATTCGTTTTGGTGGATACACTGGCAATTACTATGCACAAATTGTAGATAAGTTCTTAGAACCATTTGATGAAATCTATCAGTTTGCCGCTGATATGGGTGGTGCAGGATTTATTTTTACAGGTGAGAATGATGCAGACATCATGCATAACTCTGCTTCAATCAATCTAAATCTTTTAGAAGAACAAAAGAAGTTAAACAAAGATAAGAAAGTAAATCAAACAAAGATATTTTACAGTAGTTCTGCGTGTATGTACCCAGAACATAATCAACTAGACCCTAACAACCCTGATTGTCGTGAAACGTCCGCTTATCCTGCCAACCCTGATTCCGAATATGGATGGGAAAAACTCTTCAGTGAACGGTTATATCTCACTTATAATCGCAACTATGATATTCCTGTTAGGGTTGCTCGTTACCACAACATCTTCGGACCAGAAGGAACGTGGGATGGGGGAAGAGAAAAGGCTCCAGCAGCAATCTGTCGCAAAGTCGCTCAACTCTCGCCGCAAGGTGGAACCATCGAGGTGTGGGGAGATGGCTTACAAACTCGTTCCTTCCTGTTCATTGATGAATGCATCGAAGCAACTTGGAGATTAATGCAATCAGACTTTATGGGACCTGTAAACATAGGTTCAGAAGAGATGGTCACAATCAATCAGTTGGTTGAGACAGCAGCTAAGGTTGCAAACAAGGAAGTTGAGAAACAACATATTCTTGATGCTCCTCTTGGTGTTCGTGGACGCAACTCAAACAATGATCTTGTAAGAGAAAAACTTGGTTGGGACTATTCACAATCATTAGAAGAAGGAATACGCAAAACATATAATTGGATATGTTTGCAATTATACAGCACACAAGAAGAAAATGTGCTACAATCTAAAGAAGAACTTGAATTATTAGCCTCTGGATAAAAATGATACGAATTGATAGTTATGAAGATCTAACAGATAATATTGTTAGATGGTTAAAAGATTACTATTGGCAACATAGTATTGATGCATTTGTAGTAGGAGTATCAGGTGGAATTGACTCTGCTGTTGTCTCCTCATTATGTGCAAGAACAGGATTACCCACATACGTTGTGTGTATGCCTCTTGAATCAAAATTTGAAAACACAAAACTCTCTGATGCACACTCAAAGGCATTGGTAGAAAAATATGATAATGTAAAAAGAATTGAAGTAGAACTATCAAGTGTATATGATAGTTTCTTAAAATCAGTTGAGTGGTGGTCTGAAGCACAACATTATAATAAGAGAGAATTTACCGCAAGTGCACACGCAAATGCGAATACAAAATCACGCATTCGTATGGTGACTTTATATCAGATCGCAGGATCTGTTGGTGGTATAGTGGTTGGAACAGGAAACAAAGTAGAGGATTATGGAGTCGGTTTTTATACTAAGTATGGTGACGGTGGTGTTGATATCGCCCCTATTGCTGACCTTTATAAATCGGAAGTCTGGGAATTAGGTGAATACCTTGGAGTAGATCAACGTATTGTTGATGCACAACCAACTGATGGACTTTGGGATGACTCAAGAACTGATGAAACACAACTTGGTGCATCATATCCAGAGTTAGAAGAAGCAATGGAAACAGGTAAAGGACCTGGTGTTGAAGTTTTAAATAGATTTAACACACTAAACAAACATAAAATGGAGCCTATCCCTACATTTAAATTATGAAAATTGGATTAATTGGAGCAGGTAGATTAGGAATTTGCCTTGCTCTGTTGATTGAAAAAGCAGGGTATGAAGTCCTTGCATCTGATAATCGTGTAGATTATATTAATAGTTTACAAAAAGGTATGATTGATACTGCTGAACCCGAAGTTCAACAGTATCTTTCTAATGCAAAGAACATTGAATTTACTACTGATAATCTTAGAGTTATATCAGAATGTGATTTGATATTTACTTTGGTTGCAACACCCTCACTTGCAGATGGAAGTTATGATGTAAGTGCAGTATGGAAAGTTATAAATGACTTCAAAGATATTCCTATATTATTGAATGAAAAATCCTTAGTGATTGGTTGCACTACAAATCCTGGTGATTGTAATGACTTCCAAGAGGCACTCAAAGATACAGGTATTGATATATTCTATAATCCAGAGTTCATTGCACAGGGTTCGATTATTACAGACTTACAAAATGCCGATATGGTATTGATTGGTGGGAATGGTAAACATAAGACAGAATTAGAACAGATATATGAAAAGATACAGATGGGATTTATTAGTCCATCTATCTACTTCATGAGCACAAAAGCAGCAGAAGTCACTAAGATTGCTGTGAATTGTTTTCTTACAACGAAGATCAGTTATGCCAATATGTTAGGACAGGTTCTTACATTGTCTGGTATGGAAGATGAGATTGATAATGTATTAAGATCAATTGGTTCTGATGATCGTATCGGTAAGAAATATATGAGATATGGTTTTGGATTTGGTGGTCCTTGTTTTCCAAGAGACAATCGTGCATTTGCATCATACGCAAGTAAGGTAGGTGTCAATCATAACATTGGTCATGTCACAGATGCATTTAATGAAGACCATGCTGAATTTTTAAAAGAATATTTTATTAATAAGAACAAGAAAAAATTACCATTTCTCTTTGGGTATTTGACATACAAACCTAAAACCGATATTCTTACAGAGAGTCAACAATATCGTCTTTGTTTAGATCTTTTAAATGAAGGTTATACTGTTTACTGTTCTGACTCTTCACTTAAAGATCAATGTGACTCAAGAATTATATACGAAGAACCAACTCAAGAGGTCTTTGAAATTAAATTATGATTGGGTATAATACTTTAGGAACAAATGGAAGACTTGGTAATCAGATGTTCCAGTATGCTTCCTTAAGAGGTATTGCTGATAAGCATGGTTATGATTTTTGTATACCACCAGAAGATCATCCGACCTATGCAGATTACGCTTTGTTTCTTGCATTTAAAATGGAAGGTATTAAGACAGGTATAGTTAATGGTAATACAGTATCAGAAACTGGGTATGAGTTTGATGAAGATCTTTTCAATACTTGTCCTGATAATGTAAATCTTGATGGATATTATCAGACAGAAAAATATTTTAAACATGCAGAAAAAAATGTAAGAAAAGACTTTACTTTTAAGGATGATATTCTTGAAGCTTGTAAGGAATATATTGATCAATATGATGATATATCTTTTTTACATGTTCGTAGAGGTGACAATGTAGGTCGTGAAGATTATTATCCTATGCCAACTCCAGAATGGATGGGTGAGATGGTTGAAAAACATTTTCCAAATAGACCAATATTAATATGCACAGATGATTTAGATTGGGTTAAGTCACAAGATGCATTTAAAGATGACAAGTATATAATTTCAGAGACAAGATTATATTATGATACTCCTGTAATGATAGGTGGTGGTTCATATGCAAAGTCTCTTGTTCCTTACTATGATCTATGTTTGATGTCCTTATGTAATGGTGCAATCATTGCTAATTCATCTCTATCATGGTGGGGTGCATGGTTACAGGCATCACCAGATAAAAAGATTGTTGCACAAGACCCTTGGTATGGTCCTCAATTATCA